AAACATAATCGCTAGCGCTTTCGGGCCTATCCTTAAACGCTTCAGTTTCAATTTCGCCCATAATAGACGCACGTAAGTCCTCTTCTTTAGAGCCAAGCTTTGATTCAAGCTCTTTGTAAGCCTTAGCTAAATCATCAGAAGTCTTATACTTGCCAAGCAACAAGTCCTCAGACTGTATCTCTTCATCAGATTTAAAAATAGGATCGCCAGTAGATTCAGTGTTGATTTCACTATCTGGAAAAGGAAGTAATTCTTCGGCTGGTGCCTCTGTTACTAAACTTTCACTCATTTTTTGCTCCTATGCGCGTGTGCTATTCTCTGATCTATAAGTGCAGAAATGTATCTCTGGCCTTCGTGATGCCTAAGTGCTTCTGTAGTTACCTCTGGCCCATGAACCAATTGTACAGTTATGGACTTTAAGTATTTAAGAACCGATTGGCCTGTAGGCGTAGAAAAAAGCTCCGCTACGTCTAAGCTAATTTTAACATCACTCTCTTTTGATCTTTGTATGCCGTCGATACCAATGTTAATTGGGGTCTTGCCCTTCAACTGGTTGCTCCTGTGGTTGCCCTTGTTGCTGCTGTTGTTGCTGCTGCGCCATCTGCTGCGCCATTGCAGTCATAGCCTTACGTTCTTCTTCATCACGAATCAAGGACTCAGGAACACCAAACTTCTTAGCCAAGTGGACTGCTACTTCCTCACTGTCTATAAGTATTTGCAACATTTCGGGCCCAAAAGTCCCGCCAATAAGCTCTAAGTAACGAGCAACAGTGCCAATATCCTGATTAGCTTGAGCCTGTGCAAGCGGAGAAGAAGAGCGAATCTTGATTTCTCTACCATTTACTTGAGGTATTTCGATGCGGCCCTGCTTTTTAAGTATATAAATTACACGTTGCAAAACAGGTTGCACTAATTCCTGCTGCAATCTCCCAAACGCAGCACCAATTCTACGAGAAAGATCAGCCATACGTTCTGCAACTTCAGTAGCAGAGGCGGGTGTCTTATCAGGATTGCCAAGCATATCACTGTATAAGGCTTTTTTAATATTTACCCTCATATCTGACAAGACAAGTTGAGCAACATCGAAGTTGCCAGCAGCTTGTAGAGGCTGAAGCCCCGCACTACCCATAGCTTTCGGTATGATTGAGCCGGGAACTAAATTTATCGTGTCAGGGTTGATTACACCATCATCATCTACTTGGTAGATGCCAGCGATAGACATTTGAGCGTTCTCAAGAATAAGCTCAATTGTAAGGTTAGTGGTTTTAATTGCAGATAATGCGTTTAACAAAGGGCCGCGCCCATAAACTTCGCCAGCGCACTTAGACCAGCGGAAACATATGAAAGGATTAGAGCCAAGACCAACCATTTGCTTTGTATGAAGTATAGTTTTAGTGGTCATACATACAGCGTAATGATAATAAACCTCTTCATTTGGCCTATCATAATCCCGACAAACAATCTCAAGCACCGTTGTGTCACGATCAGAACCCATTTGCTTTAAAACCTCAGGGTCAAACGTAGACTTAGGATACATAATCTTTAACGAATCAAAAGGTATCTTCCTTCTCTCACGAAAAACGTGATCAATTTTGTCATCTGGGCCTGTATCTAACACAACATGAGGCAAGGGAATGGCAGTAAAATTAACTGGGTTAATAGAATCGCCTTCTTCAACGCATAAAACGCCAGTACCTACAGCCAAATCCATAAAGGATTCGTGGACTTCTTGGCTGAAGTTAGAGTTCTGCAATATCTCAAAGACATAATCAGTAACTTTATCTAGCTCGTTATCAATTTCATCGCGCTCTTCTTCTGGCACTTCACTACCAGACATAAGATCAGCCCACCTAGCAAAGTTAGGAACAAGGCCAGATTGAAGCCGACTTGCAAATTCCTGCACACCAACAACGGCTGTTTCATCAAAGATTTTATCATCCCTGCGCTGACCAGCCTCTTCTTGATAAAAAGATTCACGCATAGGAAGCGCGTATTCATAGCATTCTTCAAACAGAGGAACCCAATTTTCTCGAAACGACTTTGCCTTTTCATATCGCTTTATCTTACTAGCGACTAAAGGATTCTTCATATATTCCATTAGCCAAACCTATTCAAATAACCCTGACCACCACCAGCGCTGCTATACAAAGAGCGTCTGCCTTTGCCTCCGCTACCAGAGCCTTTAGATGTCTTAGCATCAATAGCCTCAGTAATATCGTCGCGCTTAGTATTAGCTTTTTTCTCAATCTCTTTTCGCTTCGCGTCTTCTGCCTGTATTCTAGCTGCGGCTGCGGCTCTATTGGCATCTTCGTTTACGACAGGGGGTGGTGTTACCACTTTAGGGCTTGAAAAACACATGGTTATCTCCTTTTGAAGACTCAGAATCACAACTTGAATTAATTAACAATGCACAAACTAAAGCCTAGCCCATACGCTCTGCTTCTTTCGCGGACTATGGGCCTTACTGAACAGGTCAAAGTCACGTTTAGCTATGGTTGGCTGCATTGGTTTTTGGCTATTCATCAATGCGCGACCCTCGCCAGCACCTAGAAACAAGTATTGCGCTGCGTCATGTACGTGGCTGAACATATTTTTATCAGGCTTATCGGCAAACCTCTCACCTGAGACTTCCATACGCCTGTAGGAGTAACCGCTCTCAAACCCTTTAATGAGGGTCGAACACCGCCGATCTACAAGAAACGCAGGCTTGCCCTCCACCATCTTTGTCAGTTGGGAGGAAACCGACTCAAGGCGAAGGTCAACAGAATTTGAAGGTGCAGGATAAGCGCGAAGGCCAGCACCACGAAGAATATGGAAAGGAGTTGATTCATCGGTCTGCGCTCGGAAGTCACCAGATGGATCACCATAGATTATAACTTCACCAGCAGCCGCGAAACGAGTTGATAGCTCATTACGCATTACTTCAGCGAATCTAACAATGCCCATGTCTATAGCAACAAGCTCTGACTGAATTAACCACCGCCCTCTAATCTTTTGACCAAATACAGCAGCGGGAGTAAGACCAAAATCCACGCCCACATAGACAGGCTGACCCGCTGCAATCGGCACTTCCTCTTTAGCCACATGAACATCAGTAGCAAACATAGGATATACAGGCTTACCATCTTGAATATGACCTAGTGTGTTCATCACATAAACGTCTATCCAGCTTTTGGTCTTACCTTGCACTAAGTTAGTGTAGTAAGTGCCAAGCATATTCTTTACGTTTTCCGCTTTTGGATTAGCGATGTAACCTTCAATCTCACCTTCTTCATTGCGATCCTCAACCATTCCTGCTGGCTGGGTATAGAAAGACCAGTTGCTTGGTTTAACAAGCATCTTTGCTTGCTCACGTGGAATATGATCTGGGATTGGAACCTCACCAGCCATGATAGGCCACCAGTGATCTTCCTCAGGCGCATTGGTATCGGCAATAACGCCATTCCAAGAGGGACCGCCATCACGCATAGAAGGAAAACGACCCACGCGCATCGTGCAAGCATCAATAATCGACTTAGGTATTTCACGCGCTTCATTAATCCATATGCCTGTTAGTTCCAGAGACAGTAGTTTCTTAACATCTTCGGGTCTATCAAGAGCCAAAAAAATAACCTCAAGGTCAATGTCTCCCTTTTTGATCCTGTGGGTGTAGGGAACTGACCAGTTAAACTTTCCCCAATCGTTCTCAGGGAACCAATCCAGCCAAGTCTTAATAGTTGTAGTTCTAAGCTGCGGGTTAGTGTTACGAATAATGGCCCATCGACTTTTACGAATACCGTCTGGAGACTTCTGCTGCTCTAAGGAGCGACGAAAAACCTCGACACAACAACATACAGATTTACCAGAACCAACGGGGCCACGTATTCCTCTAAAGAAAGTCTGATCCTTTAGGAAATCTTTAATCGTGTCACCATCAGGCTTGTATTTGAAATCAATCATTACTTGCTCATTATGTTTTGATCTATGCCAACTTTAATCATACGGCCAGCAACCTCTGGGCCTATTGCCTCAATCATCTTGTCAGTCTCGTAGTTATTTACAAAGTCATTTGGGTAATGTTTCATATGCGTTAGCTTAACAACTCGCCTAAGCGTGTCTCGCTCCTGCTGAGAAAGGGTATTAATAAATGTCATTCTTTAGTTCCCATGTTTATTGGTCTACCCTCTTTCGTTAGGCCATCAATCATCTTGTCCATTATCCTGCGCTGAACAATAGTATACGAATAATCAGGCCATTGTTCGGCTACATAACCGCGAATAAAAGCATCAACTCTGCTGAACTTCATGTACTTATCAAAAGGTCGCTGATCACCAGAGTCCTCATACGCTTTTATGTTCGACTCCTGCTGCGCGTCTGTAAATGTCTGAACCAAATGTTCTTTGCCAACCTTATATTGCGGAGATAATGCTGGTGCCGCATGAAGGAACTCGCCAAATATTGCGTTGTCTAATTTCTTACCTTTAAGCCTCGGATTGTAAATCTCCATTAAGTACTTACCAGTGCGGCTATCCTCTGGATGAAAGAACTCTAACTGTTTGCTTCCATCGTCTGTAAGCATTGGTATGGATTCTGAACGCCTATCTGAAACTTCTATACCCTTAAATATAGGAAAGTCCTCAAGTATGTTATTGAGGTACATCTTTGACTCGTCATCCATAAGGATTAAACAATGATCGTTGCTGACCACCATCCCTTTGGGTGGGCGTTACAGAAGTATACTTACTATCAAGACGGTCAACGCTTGATCCAATTTTCAGGCTGGGGAGCGGCCCATAATCAGTCTTCATTTCGTTGTAAAAATCCTCAGTAGTCTTTGGCCCCTTGGCAACTTCGCCACCACCTTTGTTTTCACCACCAAAGAAATTACTTCTCAGAAACTTAGGCATTACACTATTCTGAGTGGACTCAAGCTTTTTCATACACATTATGCTTTCCCCGCCTTCTTGTTTCGTTTGATCGACCTATTAACCGCACGACCTACAGAACGCAAATTCTTAGGGCTGTTATCTCTCGGATTACCATTCTTGTGATCTACGTCCTTGCCATCACCGCGCTTGGCAGCACCAGACTTCTCTAACAAAGAACGGGCCTTCTTACGCGCACGATTATCAGCCATCCTATCAGGAGACTTATCGTACTTGCCCTCACCAGACTTAGAGTAATCACGGACATAGTTCTTACTACTTGGCATTAGGTTTCTTCTTTACGGGCTTTGTAGCTTTTATAGCAGCCTTCTTAGCCGCAGCCTTTCCTGCCGTGGTGTACGGGAACTTCTTCTTTCCTACGGTTGGCATTATGTTTTTCCTTTTTTCTTTTTCTTAGGGAAGCCAGCTTTCATATTCTTGTATGACTTGTCAGACACAGTTGACTTTGCCTTGGTGCGGCTAGTCCCTGCGGCCTTACGGGCATTCATATTTTTATACAAACTCATTTAACATTTCCACTTCCTTAAAGCTAAAGCCTTACGTGTAGGCTTTCCTTTATCATCCTTCATCGGCCCCTTAACACCGCCCATACGCGCACAGAAAGAACGCTTCCTTGCGCCCCCTTCGGGCTGGGGAGCTTTAAGATTAGCCCCCTCAGTCTTCTTAAAATATCTGCGACCAGCAGCGTTTAATCCACCAGAAGGGCTTTGATGTTTTTTAAGAACCACCTTTTTCTCTTTCACTACGAGCTTTGTCTCTTAGTGCTGCCATGCCACGCGCACCTTTTAAAATTTTCTTACCTAAAGTTATTTCCTTTGCAAGACGGTCTTTAAAACGGTCACCGCTCTGAAATACAATTAAGGAATTTCTAACTTTCTTAATCTTTTCAACTACAGATTTTGGTGTTGTGTCTAGCTTACTCAATCGAAACAATGAGGTTCTTAATGCTTCAATCGGTGATTCATCAGGGGCTTTGCTTCCACCCTTGCCATCAGGCTCAGATAATTTAGGGCCCCTTTCAGCGTTAATTTTGTACATAACTTTGTTTCTTTTTTTTCGTTCTTCGTCTCTGATCTCAGCCATAGTAATCTCCTTTTTCTATCCCTTACCTAAACCAACTAAATAATGAAACGCACAAATTGTTGTGGAGCCTTAGAGCAGAAAAATGAGAGTGGTAGACCACATGGAGGTAGGAATAGGCAAGTTTTGACCCCCCCACCCCTAATGAATGAATTCTCTGGGCGATAGGACAAAACAAGGAAATAACATGGGCTAGCTCAGGTCAATAGACACCCGAATGTCACCAGCTATCTGCACCTGTGATCTATCTATAGGCTTAAACCCTGCGCGATCTAGGATATCTTTACTAGCCTCCAACTGCACGTACTCGGACTTGGCTCCTTGTGCTAAACGAAGTACCCTCGCCGCAGCAACCGTAGCGTTTAATCCCATAGTCTCACTAATCCGCGTCATCATGTACTCTTGAACGTGAGCTAACCGTAACGTCTTGGAAGCACTCACTCTTCCTGATTCTCCTGCAGCATATCCAGCCTCTTCTGCTGCACTCTTAATACTACAGCCCGTAGCTACAAGCGTATCAACTAAAGCGCTCTGTCTCTTAGTAAGCTTCCTAATCTTAGCTATGTCATTCATTGCTGCCCCCTCTCCCTCTCTCCCCCATCAATGCCCTTTAAAATAAGCCCATGTCAACGCACAAAGATAGTAAGTTGGAGCTGTTAACCTTCCACTCATGAATCAAGCCCTCAAGGGGTCTTGACCCTAAAGGGTGAGTACAAGGGCTATTCCTTACGGTCATCAAAGCCCTGCGGGGCTAAGGAACGGGCTATGGCCCGTACATATTATTCTTTTAAGAAATGTCTTTCATAGGTATTAGTGCTTCGCCCTTTCTTTTTATCATTCTTTTTGTTCGTGGCTGGCGTTGCGCTACTACGGTGAGGTGGCGCTTGTTGCTGATGTAGCTGAATGCCGCGATGCGACATATGAGGCGTTCTCGCCGCCTCAAACTCCCACAGCTTTCTGTTTAAAAGAAAGAAGGAAAAGAAAAGGAAGTAAAAGAAAGAGAAGAAACAAAAGGAAAGAAAGGAAGGATTAAGAAAATTGAATATTCTTAAAAGAATATGCTTTTTTACATTACCTGAAACACAGGTCGTGTGGGGCACCTTTTGGCAAGAGGGGTCTACAACGAACAAATTACGCTGTCATATGAATGGACACGCAAAAGAGTGTTTTTCGCAGAGTCTTGATGTTGCGCTCGCTGTTAACCTGACCAAGAAAGAGGTCAGGGCGATCGCCAGCTAGAAAAACCTTCCTTTTGCGCGTCAATTCACTGCAAAGCAACTGCCCTTGGGGGCAGAAGCTTCTGGGCCCAAGAGGGCTAGGACAACGTAATTTGCACGTTGCAAGAAGACCCCGCCAAAAGGCACACCCACCCGCCCTGCGCCT